CACCCCTGGGCTTTGTCGTCCGGTGCTTTCTGTAAAAACACCGCCGGAACGCCCTCATACTTTGCCAGGCTCTCTGCCAGTTCTTTCTCCTGAACAAGCCTGGTATAGATCAGTTCTTCCAGAGTCATGCTGTCACGCCGTCACTTTCATTTGCTGCGGGTACAATGTCCTGTACGGCCTGCATGTCCTCCGTCCAGGTTCCCTGCCATTCCCCGCCAGCCACTTCACTTGCCAGCATTACAAAGTGGTTTGAAACATTCCCTATGCCAGTGTGGTAAAGCACAACGAGCTCATTGCTGGTTATCCCAACAACAAGCCCGTTTCTGTACTCGTCCCATGTTTTATGCTTTGCCCTTATCAGGTCGCCTTTGTGCACCTGCTCACTGTCAAAAACAGGTGCCGCTCTGTCTTTTATCAATGCCATGCTGGCACCTCCTTACACGTTGTACGGTGCTCCGAAAATGCTTTTGATTTCGGGTTCCGCTTTCTGCTTAATCTTTTCCACGTATGGCCTTGCCGCCATTTTGCTTGTGCCATGTTCCAGGTACCCTGCATAATGAGTGTCTGTCTCAATGGCCACTTTTACGGATAAAGCCCCGCCGGAGGATCCTGCCACCGGTCTGAAGCTGCTCCGCAATTTTCCACTGCGCACTGCTGGCGGTTCGCCCGGTGCAGACGCCGTGTAACTGCTCTTTTTAAATGATTTCTTGTAGCTCCTGCCGCCTCGTTGCCCTCTCAGCACTTGCAGCTCCGCATTTTTCAGCGCCCTGCTGCCTCTTGTGGCTCTGGATTTCATTTCCTGGCCGATAGCGGTCACTTTCTTTGCTACTTCAACGCTTATATCAGGCACGCTCATACGTCTGCCCTCTCTTCCACGTAATAGATGGTATACAGTCCCAGCTGCCCCGGTTCGTCAACGCCCTGCACATAAAACTTGCGGTTTCCGCATGTCAGCTGGTCCGTTTCCACCGCTTTCGGGTGTCCCCGGTCCACAATCGTGTGTGTGATCGGGTGCTGTATCTGTTCCCATCTGGCTTTTTCCTGCGGTGTTGCCTGGGCCAGAACGGCATGTATCACGACGCTGTGATCGCTGTCATATTTTTTTACAGGGCGGCCTTTCCCATCTACGCCGCTGGTGCATTTTGCTACAAAAAAATCTTTGTACAAATTACCTGGTCTTAAATAAAAGATCGCGCTCGCCCCCTCCGTCTTTTGCGTACACATTATCGTGCATACCACCATAAAAATAATGGCCTCCGTCTGCGCCCGATTCCGGAGAAGCTTTTCCGGCCGTTGGTACCGTGTCGGCTCCACACTCTTTTTTCAGCTGCTCGTACTGCTTCCGCCAAAACTCTGCGCGTGCCTGCATTTCCAACTTTAACGGCCCCACTGTCGTGTTTACTTCCATGCCAAACCGTCGCATAATGCTTTCCAGTGCTGCCAGTTTGGCACGCTTCCACTTTTTCTTTGCCGCAATGATGGCCGTGTATTCTTCATTGCTCAGCGCGCTGGTTTCCTCTGCTCCCTCGACCATGGTGTCGCCCAGTTCGAAGCGCATACGGTCAACGCCCTGCTCTCCTATCTTCTCCGGATTGTAGGTATACGTTTTTTTCATGCGGCATTACCTTACCCTTCTGCCGGTGTTTCGGCCGCTTCCGGGTGTTCTGCTGGCTCCGGCGTTTCTGATACTTCCTGGCTTTCTGCTGGCAAGTTCTCTGTTTTTGCCTGGTCATTCGTCAAGATTGCCTTATCATCCAACAAAAGCTCCTCTGCCTGGCTTTTTGCAGCTCTCTTTACTGTGACACGAGAATCTGTTGCATGAAGTACAACTAAAATATTCTCACTTTTCACATCTTTAATGGCTTTTGCAGCCTCGTCTGCGTTCATCTGCATAATGGCAAAAACCTGCTGCATATCTCCCTCAGTCAGCGGCACGCTCATAACCTGGGCTGTGTCTCCGTCGATCTCCTGTATTACCGGAACGGAAAAAGTAACTTCCTCCCCTGTTTCCACCTGCACAAGCTCAGCAACGGGAAACTCTGTGGCTCCCGTTACCTCAGCAATGCAGCCAGTGCGTAACAATGCACGCTCTCTGGTAGGGAGGATGTGTCCGTCCCGGATCAGTTCTCCCGGCTTGTAATTGTTGCCGAGTAGTGTGATCGGCTTTACGCATACATAGCTCATAACATCCTCCTTTCAGGCATTACACACAATCAGTAAAGTATGTTGCCAGATCGTCGGCCGTCTTTCTCATGTCGGTGCTCATAAGTCCCTCAATGAACTCGCTGTGTGTTCCGTTCTCTCCCTCGTACTGATCCATAGCAGTATAGGAACCATTTCCCAGCATATCCCATGTGAAGATATAGCCAGCGGATGGCTCGTCTATCTGCGGGGTGTTAGTTGCATAGCACATCAGGGCTGCGTTGCTGTCGCAAATAAACTGCATGTCAGCCTCTTCTCCTGGTTTCGCCCCATTGTATGTGGATTCCAGTACCTTAACCTGCTCAAATCCCAGTAACTGGGCCAGAACCTGCTGTGTTACGATAGCCGGGTTTGCAGTGGATCCGGTGTACTTCACACGCTCAACAATGTCAGGATGCTCTTTCAGTGCCAGGTATGCGTCATATCCCAGGGCTAAACGGTTAGGCTGGCGGCGGCCTCTGCGCTTAATATCGCGGCGGCGCTCGTCAAAGAAGTGTACCGGATCGAAGTTGGCATCATTGAATTTCAGGAATTTCTTACCAGTTGGGTTGCTGTCTGTTCCCTGCCATTCGTCTCCCCATACTCCACTGTGGAAAAATCCCTTTGCGAAAAGGATATCAAGGTGCAGGCTCATCTGCTCGTTAGCAAAACGAACCTTGGCGCGGCGTGGATCCTGTACACCCGGCGCATGGCTGCGCTGGTAGTTCAGTGCTGCGATCTGGTCAATGCCGACAATAACCTGGTCAACCTTGCAGCCATACTGGTTTTCTCCTGTTCCCATGATGGCCGGATTAACTTTTCCGAATGCCGGTTTGCGGGCTACGTTGTCCCTTGCAAGATCTCCCTTGTCGAATGTGTAGTAAAATCCGGAGCTAGTAGCTACCGGGCAAATCGGGAAAATGGACGGCGCCACCCAGTCGCCAGGCTGTGTGAAATATGCCTGGGACATATTAGTCAGGTACTGGTTTGGCTTCCATCCTTTTGCAATTTCTGCCGCAATCCCTGCGTTAGTGCTCATTACATTTCTGCTCATAGTCTTTTATTCCTGTTTATTATTCTGCCGGCTTGTAGCCTGCTTTTACGATCTGTACAGCAATACGCTGATCTGCTTTGGTTGCTGCTTCCAGTGCAATGCCAACGATAAAGGACTTTGCTGTTGCCTTTACTGCCTTGCCGCCTGCTCCGACTGCCAGCTCGTCGCCGTATGCTACGGCTGCGCCAGCTGTCCATGCGCCAATGTCCTTGATCTGCACGTCCAGGTCGTCGCCCACTGTTACCTTGTCGTCGCATCCAGGCATTACAATACCGATTGCGTTCTTGCCTGCAGTTGCTACTTTTCCATCAGCGCCAACTGCTAAAAAAGCCGGTGCCGGAATCTCTTCCCCTGCTTTTACCACAATTACTGCGCTGTCATTGATAGTTGTTCCGTAATAGCTCATGTTCTCTGCCTCCTTATCGTCTTGTTGCCTCATACTCATGTACAAGGTCAGGGTTCTGTACACATGCAGCGTCAATGGATTCTGCATAGCTCAGGGCGGCGTTGCTCTTGCGGATTTCTTCCGCTTTCTTTTCGATCTGGCTCCATGCGTCAGTGCCTCCTGTGGCTCCTACGCCTCTTTTGCCAACTTCTCCGAAAAGTCCAGATTTTTCTACCGCTGCCACTGCTCCGTCAAGTATGCCGATCATGTCGTCGTATGCAGTGCCGCCTGCTGCCTGCAGTGCCTTTAATGTCGGGACCAGTTCTTCCGGTTTCTTGCCGATGATCTCGTACTTCTTCGCAACGTTGTAAAGTTTTTCCTCCTGCGCTGCGTCTGCCTGCTTTCTCAGTGCGATCAGTTCAGCTGCCACTAACGGGTGCAGGCCCTTGTAAATATCTTCGCCAGCTGCCTGCTGTCCTGTTGCTCCCTGTGCGCCCTCAGCGGCCGCTCCTGGGGTTTCTACTACTCCGGTGCCAGCTGCCTTGCCTACGCCCTCCGGCGCTGCTCCTGCGCCTGCTCCTGCGCCCTCAGCTCCATCCTCAACACCAT